TCCCAAGCTTCCTGTTGAGGATGGTATCCATGCGGCACAGATGTTGATACCGAGGCTGTGGTTTGATCGTGAGAAGTGTAAGCAAGGTTTGGAATGTTTGCGGCAATACCACAGGTCTTACAATGATCGTACCCGTACCTTCCGTGCAAACCCTGTACATGATTGGTCTTCCCATGCGGCTGATGCGTTTAGATATTTCGCAGTAGGATTAAGGGAGACTGGCCCGACAATGAAAGCACCACAAATGCAAGCGATGTCTGATTATGACCCATTCGCAGCTTGAATATAAGATTGCCAAGTTTATTGATGCGGCTGAAGTAACCGAAATTTGCAAAATGTTTCATGCAGAAAGCTATCAGAGGTTTGCTAACTTTGATTTTGATAAAATGCATGAGTGGATTGAAGAACGTATTGATAATGATGACAGCGATATTTTCACTGCCTGGGATGGTAATTTGCTTGTCGGATGCCTTGTTGGTATGGTTTATTACTACCCATATTCAAATACACTAGTCGCGGCCGATTATATCTGGTATGTTATACCAAAGTATAGGGGCGGCATGATTGGTGTTCGCCTGATGAAAATGTTTGAAGAGTGGGCAAAAGGTGTCGGTGCAGTGAGTATTACAACAGGTTCTACTTCTGGCATTAAGAGTGAGAGGGGCGCAAAGTTATTGCAGCGCCTTGGTTATAATCCTATTGGAATGGTTATGGAAAAGGAATTGATATAATGTGTGGTTTATTTGGTGGCGGCACTGCAAATATGACTAATCAGCAAAAAGCTGATGATGCTATGGGCAGCGCACAAATTGCTGGTAAAAGCTTGGCAGCTAAAGGTAATTACAAAAGTCCTAAGACTGGGTTTCAGCAAGTCAAAGATGATATCCAGATGGATCTTGGCATAAAGCCAAAAGACGTTGATTACTATGCTAGGATAGATGATAGGGCCAGACGTTCTAAAGAAGCTATGGACAATCTTGGTAAAGATATATTTGGTAGACCTGCATCAGATGATAGCCCTTCAGCACCTGCTGCCCCTGCCGCTCCAAAGCCCCCAGCTAAAGTTGCAAAAGCGCCAGAAGTTCCAAAGCCACCAAAGGGAACAGCGACAACAGCTACAGCGCCAAAGCCAGAAGAAAAAGAAGGCGTTGGTATCGGAACGGCAGCTAGTGGCGAAGCAGAGGCAGCAGCAATAGAAGCAACTGCTGAAGGTGATGCTGAGACTAAAGTTGCTGATACAGCTCGTAAAGGACGTAGATCTCAAATAGCAACAAGCGCAAAAGGGTTGCTTTCTAAAGCACCCACACGAAAGCGCAGATCTCTTATGAGTGGTTTGATAGCATGATGTATCGGCGCAACATGGCTGGTGAGATGGGGGCTAGATCTTCACAGCCAGCAAAGCGCCGTGCAGACATGACGGTTGATCCTTTAGAGCGCCTACAGCAGAAAATGGCTGGCAGAACCCAGGGTGGCGCTGTAGAGGGGCTAACAGATAATAAAAAGAAAAAGAAACGTTCAATGATGAATAGTATTGGAATGATGTAATGGCACAAGTAAATCCGCTTATTTCACAGCTTGATCGTAGGTTTAAGACGTTGCAGACGCAGCGCTCGAACTGGGAAAAGCATTGGCAAGAATTAGCAGATTATATGCTGCCACGTAAAGCAGACATCACAAAGAAGAGAACCCAAGGGGATAAGCGAACTGAGTTAATTTATGACGGAACGGCTGTTCACGCTGTAGAATTACTTTCGTCCTCTTTGCATGGTATGCTCACTTCTCCTAGCACCCCTTGGTTCTCGATGAGATACCGTGATCCATCATTGCAAAATGATGACATGGCTAATGAGTGGTTAGAGCTGTGTATGGATCAAATGTATCAAGCGTTCAATAGGTCTAACTTTCAGCAAGAAATCCACGAGCTGTACTACGATCTAGTTGTGTTCGGAACTGCTGCTTTCTATGTAGAAGGTGACAGGGAAGGGTTGCGGTTTTCATCGAGACATATTGCAGAGGTAACTGTTGCAGAAGATGCAAACGGTAAAGTTGATACGGTATATCGTAAGTTTAAAATTACTGCTCGTGCTGCGGCGCAGCGATTTGGTGAGGAAAACTTACCAACGCAAATGGTAAAAGATCTAAAGAACGATCCACACAAAGAGCATGATCTAATCCATGTTGTGTACCCAAGGGGGGAAACAAAAGGCAAGGTAGCGAGAAGCAAACCCATTGCATCTGTGTACTATCACCTTGATTCTAAAGCATTAATTTCTGAAGGTGGCTTTGATGATTTCCCATTTATGGTTCCGCGCTTCAACAAAGATAGTGTAAGTACCTACGGTAGATCGCCAGCTATGAATGCGTTGCCAGATGTTAAGATGGTAAACAAGATGTCTGAGACAACAATACGTGCAGCGCAGAAACAGATTGACCCACCGCTGATGGTTCCGGATGACGGTTTTGTATTGCCAGTCAGAACAACACCAGGCGCACTAAACTTTTTTCGTACAGGTACAAGAGATAGACTAGAGCCGTTACAAATCGGCGCAAACAATCCACTGGGTTTAAACATGGAAGAGCAAAGGCGTAATGCAATACGTGAAGCTTTCTTTGTTGATCAGTTGCTCATGTCACAAGGCCCAGCCATGACAGCGACTGAGGTGTTGCAGCGCAATGAAGAGAAAATGAGGCTTCTCGGACCTGTCCTGGGCAGGTTGCAATCGGAACTGTTGCGGCCTCTGATCTCGCGGTCTTTTGCGTTGCTGCTCCGGAATGGTCTCCTCCCTGCTGCTCCGGAGCAACTACAGGGCCAAGACATCGACATTGAGTATGTGTCACCATTGGCAAAAGCACAGAAGCTTACAGACCTACAGTCTATGCTTAGAGGTTTCGAAGTAATGATGCAGGTAGCAGAGATTGCTCCTGTTATGGATTATTTGGATAGCGATAAACTTGTGCAGTATCTTGTTGAGGTTACAGGTATACCAGCAAGAGTTATACGTAGTGACGAGGAGGTTGCTCGTATCCGTGATGAACAGGCAGAACAGGCAGAACAGCAAGCGGCTATGGAGCAACAGATGATGCAAGCGCAGCAAGCACAGCAAGTAGCGCCGTTAATCAAGGCCGTAGGTGATACAGAGTAATGAAAGAACTAGAAGAACTAAAGCTAGCATACAGGCGCACATTCAACACAGAGGATGGGCAAAGAGTATTGAGTGATCTTAAATCTAGGTTTGGATTTGAGACAACCACGTTTTCGGGCAATCCACATGAAACATCATTTAATGAAGGTCAGCGAGCAACCGTGTTGCTGATTGTCCGGATGCTGACCGAAGGGAAGGAACCCAGATGAGCGAAGAGGCAATCCAAGATACAGGATCTCAAGAAGCTGCACCAGAAGCTGTTGTAGCAGAGGCTGCACCAGTTAGTTTTTTAGAAAGCTTACCAGAAGAGTTACGCAATGAACCGAGCTTGCGAACTTTTACAGATCCAGGCGCACTAGCTAAAAGCTACGTGAATGCACAGCGCATGATTGGCGCTGACAAGATAGCAATACCTAGTAAGTCTGCTACACCGGATGAGTGGCGAGAAGTCTATACAAAGCTTGGCGCACCGACAGAAGTTGGTGGGTATGAGCTTGGAGATGATGCGCCGCTTGCGGATGAGTACATGAACTCTTTTAGACAACATGCTCTAAACGCTGGATTAAATCCAAATCAAGCAAATGAAATGATGGCATTTATTCGTAGCACAGTAGACGGTGTAAACCAAGGATATGAGCAAGGTGCTGAAGAAGCTCGCTACGCATCAGAGCAAGAGTTGCGTGAAGAGTTTGGTCAAGCGTTTGATCAGAGGTTAGAGATGGCTCAGTTGGCTGCTCGTGACCTTTTAGGAAGCACAGAGATATTTGATGAGATCCAATTATCTGATGGTCGTATGTTGGGGGATCACCCAGAGATTGTGAAGATGTTTTCTAACCTAGCTGCACAGATTGGAGAAGATAATTTGGCAGGGGAAACAACAGAACTAATTATGACACCAGAAGAGGCGTCAAGGCAAATTACAGAAATGACATTGCCGAATACGCCATATTGGGATAAAATGCATCCAGAGCATAGCACTTTTGTAAACGAAGTGCTTCGGCTTCGGGAGTATACCTAGTGGATAACCGAAAGGCCCACAAGTAAGCTTGTAGTCAAGCGGAGTAGCTACCCTAAGTAGCAGCAAGGCCTCGCAAGAGACAACCAAGCGCAGCAATCTTAAACTGAAACAGAAGTAGGAGAGACAAGATGTCTACCCAAATTACTACAGCTTTTGTCAACCAGTTTAGCGCCAATGTCCAAATGCTATCACAGCAGATGGGTTCTTTGCTGCGTAATGCAGTGGATACAGAAAGCGTTAACGGTGAGAAAGCTTTTTTTGACCAAGTAGGACAAGCTGCGGCTGTTCTGCGTACATCGCGTCATGCGGATACACCACTAGTGGAAACACCGCATACAAGACGTATGGTTACAATGTCAGACTATGAGTATGCTGATCTAATAGATGACAGCGACAAAGTACGTTTGCTTGTAGACCCAACGTCAACATATAGCCGTGCAGCCGCTGCTGCTATGGGTCGAGCAATGGATGATGTTATCATCAGCGCTGCTCTAGGCACATCGCAAACAGGCAAAGACGGTTCGACATCAACCGCGCTACCAGCAGGGCAAAAAATTGCTCATGGTTCCGCTGGTTTGACTATTGCAAAGCTAGTATCTGCTAAAGAGCTACTAGACGCTGCAAGTGTTGATCCATCTATCCCACGGCATATTATTGTTTCACCAAAGCAGATCTCTGATTTGTTGAACAATACAACCGTGACTTCAAGCGATTTCAACACTGTAAAAGCTTTGGCTCAAGGTGAGATTAACTCGTTTGTAGGCTTTAACTTCATCGTGTCTAACCGTCTAAACACAGACTCAAACTCTGACCGTCAGGTTATTGCGTTTGCACAGGACGGACTGAAGCTTGCTGTTGGTAAAGAGCCAGCCGCACGTATTGATGAACGAGCTGACAAGTCATACTCAACGCAAGTCTATTACTGCCAAACCATCGGAGCTACTCGGATGGAAGAGGAAAAAGTAGTAGAAATTGCGTGTAACGAATAAGGAGATTGACTAATGGCTACTGTTTATTCAACACAACGCACTAACTCACGAGCTACTCCAGCCGTGATGAACAAGGCGAATGAGCTAGGCGGCAGGGTTCGTGTTGCTCATGGCGTTTACGAAGCATCTGCTTTAGCATCTGGTGATGTTATTGAGATGTTTATTCTTCCAGATGGCGCACGTTTACTTGAAGGTTCTTTGGCGCATGATGCCCTAGGTTCTTCAACAACATTGTCAGTTGGTTATGCTGCACATACAAATGCTGCTGGTACTGCTGTATCCGCTGCTGCTGCTGCATACAAAGCTGCTGCTGCCTCAACATCTGCTCAGAAAGTAGACATCCTTGCTACTCTAGCTCTAGGCTCAGGCACAGAGACAGACACAAACGAAGATGGTGTGGCTATCACAGTCACTATGGGCGGTGCTGCTGGTACAGGCACTATCGAGCTAACCATCAAGTATGTGGTTGACTAATTAGGTTGGGGCGGTTCGCCGCCCCTTCTTTTACAGGATAGGTTAAAATGGCTAGTACAGTTGATATTGCAAACTTTGCGCTAAACAATTTAGGCGCTTCTAATATTACCTCATTAGATGAAAACAGTAAGGCGGCACGAGTTGTTAACCAACGCTACGAGTCGGTAAGAGATGCAGTCTTTCGAGCGCACCCCTGGAACTGTTTAATCAATCGGGCAAGTTTAGCACAAGAAACAACAACGCCAGCTTTCGGATATGCTTTTCAATATGCTCTGCCAACAGATCCTTTTTGCTTACGAGTGCTAGAATTTAGCAATGGTTCTTTATCATATCCGCAAGACAACATTACAAATAACACTGGTGGCCCAGTGTTTGTTATAGAGGGTCGTAAACTTCTAACGGATGAAGGTTCTGCTCAGATTAAATATATTGGTCGCGTAACTGATACGCAGCTATATGATGCTAGCTTAACTGAAGCGTTAGCTGCTAGGTTGGCTGCTGAGATATGCTACGCGATTACAGGCTCTACAAGCATGGTGCAAATACAGACTTCTCTGTACGAAGCCAAAGTAAACGAAGCACGATTTAACGATGCAACAGAGGGCGCAACGCAACGCCTAGAGGCAAGCGACTTTATTGAAAGCAGGTTCTAATGGCACGTTCAGCACCAGCGTTTAGCTCGTTTACAGCAGGTGAGATTAGCCCAAGGCTAGAAGGGCGTACCAATATAGAAAAGTATCGTGAGGGTTTATCAGATCTTACGAACATGGTTGTTATGCCTCATGGGGGTGTAACACGTAGGCCAGGCACAGAATATCTCGGAGAGGTTAAAAGCAGCTCTGTTAAAACAAGGCTTATACCGTTTCAATTTAAAACATCAGATACTTACATATTAGAGTTTGGAAATCAAATCATGCGTGTTTTTCGCAATGATTTACAAGTTTTAAATAGTTCTGCAAAAACAATAACAGCAATAACTAAAGCTAACCCAGGTGTTTTAACTAGTAATAGTCATGGTTTTAGTAATGGAGATGAAGTCTTTATTGATAATGTTGGTGGCATGACAGAGTTAAATGGTCGCAACTATCGAATTGCAAACTCTTCAACTAATACATTTACGCTTACAGATTTGTTTGGCGTTGCTGTAAATACAACCAACTTTACAACATTTACATCGGGTGGAACAGCTACAGAGATATACGAGACTGCTTCACCATATGCTGAAGCAGACTTGTTTGATCTTCGTTTTGCTCAGTCTGCTGATACAATGTATATTGTGCATCCCTCTTATGATATACGCACATTAACAAGAACAGATCACAATGCTTGGACATTTGCTACACTTTCTATCACCGGATCTCCTAGCCCTTCATTAAGTGGCGCAAACAACAGACCTAGTGTTGTTTCTTTCTTTGAGCAGCGGTTAGTGTTTGGAAATACTAATAATAATCCGCAAACATTATTTTTTAGCAAAAACGGTGACTATGATAATTTTACTGTAGGCACAAACGATGACGATGCCTTGATATACACAATAGCGTCTAATCAGGTGAATGCTATTCGTTTTCTCTCAGCAACAAGGGTTTTGACTGTAGGAACGTCTGGCGGTGAATATGTGCTTACATCAACAAACGATGGGCCTGTTACACCCACGACAACACTTATTCGCAAGTATTCTAACTATGGCACTGCACAAATAGAACCTGTCCAAGTCGCAGATGTTACTCTGTTTGCCCAGCGAGGTAAAAGAAAAATACGTGAATTTAAATTTGTTGGTGACGTCAACACAGGAGGCTACTCAGCGCCTGATATGACCATCTTAGCTGAACATGTGACTGAAGGCGGCTTAGTGCAAATGGCTTTTCAGCAAGAGCCTGATAGCATTGTATGGTGCGTAAGAGCTGACGGAACATTAATTGGCTTAACGTACAGGCGAGAAGAAGAAGTTGTTGCTTGGCATAAGCATATTATTGGCGGTAGTTTTGGATCTGGTCAGGCAGTAGTAGAAAGTATTGCAACGCTACCTACTGATACAGGTGAAGATGAATTGTTTATGATTGTAAAACGCACAATCAATAGTGTTACAAAAAGATATGTTGAAAAATTAAAAGTATTTGATTTTGGTAATAATACAACAACAGCATTTTTTGTTGATAGCGGTTTACCTTATAGCGGCAGTGCTACAACAACGCTGTCAGGTTTGTATCATTTAGAGGGAGAAGCGCTGCAAGTTTTAGGAAATGGTGCATCTCATCCTAACAAAACTGTTAGCAATGGTGGGATTACTTTAGACTTTTCATCAACAACGGCGGCTGTTGGCTATGGATTTGATAGCACAATGCAAACGCTAAGAATTGAATCTGGATCTGTA